GCCATCGATGTGAAAGGAGTATCCTTAGCATCAACGAGAGCGATGAGGTCAGCGAGTTCTTCTCTCTTACCAGACGAGAAGGAAGGTTCTGTTAGATTAGCCATAGTATTATATAGGGTTTGGGTGATTACAGGAATCGGTTAGCGATAATAGATTGAAGGTCATCTCTGGAGCCAGTAGCACCAAAACGCTTTTGAGCATCACGCACCTTAGCCTCACTAGGAGGGACATAGGCTGGTGTTGCAGTACGCTTTGGCTGGGATGATGTTTGTCTTGTTGTTTGTGACTGAGGACGCTTATTAGACGCTTCACGGGTCTTAACGCCTCTAATATAGTCACCAAGCACCATCTTGTAATCGGGGAATCTGGTAATTTCTGGGAAATGCTTAAGGAACGAGTCAGCGATTTGACGCTCACTAGAACTTCTGTCTTTCCACCAAGGATATTCTTTTTGGGCAACTTGGTCAATCTGTGAGAATTGCTCAATGTATTTTGCTCTTGCTGGAAGATGCTCTTCTAAGGCATCAAGGGCTTTAATCTTGATTCTTCTGACATCTTCAGCGGAATAATCCGTGTCATTACCATCTTTGTCCGTTACGGTTGCACCATCGGGGTTCATCTCGCACCAGCGTCTAATCTGTTTGGCTTGGTCAGCCTCACGGCTAACTTCATCAACAGTCTTCAGATTTGAATAGGGGTTGTCTGACTTTGGAGTCTGTGCTGGCTTGTTAGCCTCTTGCGACAGTCTCTCCACTTCAGACTTAAGTCTATCCACTTCTGCTTCCGCTTCTCTCTTTTTTGCAGAGAGTTTATCAATGCGTTTCTTTACACCCTTTGGCAGTCCACGCTCAAGTTCATTATCATCAGACTTGGTTTCTTCGGTTTCCTCGGAGTCTTCTGACTGTTCTTGCTCGCTTTCTGTATTGGTTTCCTGTGAAAGAACTTCACTATCTTCTTCGGCGGTCGCTTGACCCTCCGTCTCAGTTTGTTTCTGGGAGTCTGAGTCCTCCACTACTTCCTCGCCACCTAGGAAGGTCTTGCTTACTATGTCTGCAAGATTATCTTGATTAAAAGGCTTGGCGTTGCCTTCATTTGTCGTGGGGTTGTTTGATTCCGTCCCAAGGTCGGATTGATTTTCTGTATTCATTAGATAAGGTCTAAAGTCCTATATTACTATAAGCAGGGTTTTGTATTAGTCCCAGAACTAGTTGGCAATTTCTTTACAATTTAATGCTATGCAAGTGTAAACTGCATTTTGTACCATTTTCGCACGAATCATCAGTTACTCTGTCCGTCCAATGTCTTTTAAAACAGTCTCACGGGCATTTAAAAGAACAGCCTTAAACGAAGTAAGTGCTTCGGCTCGTCCGCAATGGTAAGCCCTATCTTCTCCTTTGTTTTCTTTTGCTAGTGCATAAGCAATTTCAGATTCAATTGAAGCGTCAATAAGGATAAGCGTTGCTTTCCATAAAGGATTATCTTTATCAAAACCAAATCCGTGAATGATTTCTTGAGGTAGCATAAATTACATTCTCATTTGGGACTGTTGTTCTTTTTGCATTTGTTCAGCCTGTTGTAGTTGACCCTGCATAGCATCGCCAGCCTGTTGACCGACTGGAGTAACACCAGTACGACCAATCTGCTTATTCTGCTGTTGGCTGATAGACATCTGCAAGTTCTTGATGAAGTTTTCAAGCAAGGCACGGAAATGCTGGTCACTTTGCATTTGCTGTTGAGCCTTGGGATTCTTCCCCATAATGTCTTGGATATACTGCAACTTAGTTTGGGCTGTTGGGTCGTTCTCTACATAGTTAGCCTCATTACCAAGCATCATCAAACCAATGTCAGATTGGATGTCCTTGTAGAGCATCTGGGAGGCACTAGCCTGTTCAACAATGAGGTCTTTAGCCTTGTCTGGGTCAATGGCTTCAATAGCCGCACGAACCAACTTACTTTTGTCAATAACGCCAGCAGAATCCAACGGCATAACGAACTGCATAATCGCCTGTAATTTTTGCATCACAAAGTCAGTATCGATTTCACGGACATCGTACTTAATTTGGAAGTCATATTGATTACTGTTAGCCGACATATTCTGAGCCATCGGCTTGTTTGTAATTGACTCAATTTCGGCTGGGTCAAGGTACTGCAAGCACAGGCTGAATAACATATTGAAGGTTTCACTCCAGACATCTAACCAGTTGTTTACGACAAACTGTTGAGTCATCTGTGTACGCTGGGGTTGAATGTTTGGGTGATAGATACCAAAATAAGCGGCGTGATTCTGCTCAACGATGTTGATGAGATTAAAAGCCGTCTGAGTCTCCGACTGCGGAGGAGTCATAAACTTATAGTCATCTGGGGTTGTAACAGGCAGGTGTAGCCCCGGAGCAATCTTATTGATACCACCAAGTCTCTTCTTAACAAGAATAGGAGGCATTGTAGTAAACGCTGTACGGTCACGGATTGAATCGTGCTGTGCTTTGATTTCAAACTGGTCTGTCATAGCAACCTCGGGAACGCCACGAGACTCTTGAATAGGTCTGCGTAAACGCTCTCTGCGATAGACAACAAACGGGTACTTATTATGAGCATCCCCAAGAAGTTCGTGACTGGCGTAGATATCGCTACCAGCACGGGGGCAGAAGATAGTGCAGTAAATGCCTTGTGTGCCGTCTTCGCTGATAAGGCGGCTATAGGCATAAACAACCTCAATCAAATGCATATTACGATTAATCTGATAATTAATCAGCGTAGCCGCAGGAAGGATATTGGGGTCGTGGAAGTTAGAGCGAAGTCCAGCAACGCTAACGGCTTGGTTAACAAAGTCCTCAGTCCATCCATACTCAGCGGCTTGAGTGCGAATTTCCATTTCCGTCATAAACACTCTACGGAAAATAACTCTGGCGTTCTGGATATCAATTGTTTCTGGAGGGAACGAAATCTCGTCAAACGGCTTAAGTGCTGTGACCGAAGGAAGGTTCTTTGATGTATAAGCCTGTGGAATCTCAGCCTTTCCTTCTTCTCTTAATTGACGAACAGCCTTTTTAATATCTTTAGGTGTAACATCTGCAATGTATTGTGAAATAAGGTCGATAGCATAATCTTCCTGTTCCTTATCTATAATAGCAGTAGCCAAATCCTTTAACGATGAATCTGATTGCTTTGCTTGCTCTGAAAGTTGTTGAATTTCTTCAATTCTAATTGTTTGATTACGGAAAGCAGTTTCTGTTTCCCAAAGAATGTGAAGGGCAGACCAACCGTATTGCTGGGTATACTGAGCAAGCAATTCGGCTTCAGAACGGAGTTCCTGTCGGAGTTTAGACTGGGTAAGCCAATCCATCAGGATATTAGCAGAACCAGCAAAGTCATAATCATTGAATTCCGTACCCTTTACCTTGACCTTACAGCGGTCAAAAGTGGTCATTAACATAGCAACAATGTCATTAATAGTGCGGTCAACTAGACGGCAACGAACATCAGAAGCCCCTTCAAACGGGAAAGCGGCATCTCCTTCCATACGGGAAGATGAGTGCTTTTTGCCATCTGAAGTTTGACCAGCCCATCTGGAAAGACGAATATCGTCATTTTCCATAATATTGGCTACATTGCCTCCGTTTTGAGTAGAACGGTTATATTCCTGCCAAAGATACGGGATATCTGGTTTATTTGTTGCGTAGACCAGTTTATCTTGATTTGGATTATATTTGGTCGAAATATTGTTCTTAGTTATGCTCATCTTTTATAAAATTAATTAAATCGTCTCGGAAGTATCTTTTATGACCTCCTTTGGTTAGGTAGGTTCTGACAATTCCGTTGATAGCAAGATACTCTAACCTGCGTCTTGTCAAGCCCATAAGTAACATTGCTTTTGAGCGAGTTAATAGGAATGGATAGTATATTTCCATTAGTAACTTCCTCCACCCATACCTTTTAGTGATTTTGAACTCAGATATTCTGGATTCATTGTAATTAAATACCTCAAACAATCGATTGGGTCTTTCGTGGCTCCCTTGTCCCCATCTGCTCCCGTCCATTCCTTTAAGCAATATATAAGATTTTGACATTCTTCTGAGATGTAAAGTTTTGGTTTGTTTAACGGTGAAAATTCTTGATTGTAGTCATAGGCAAATCCGTCATTAATCATTGATACGCCTTGTTCGATTCTGATTCCAGCCGCAGGTTGGAAGTTCATTGGGTACTCACCGTCATCCAACATATCCATAAGAGTTACCCCTCCGTCCTCCGTGACAGCCTTTGAACCGCCAGCCCTAGGGTCTATGTAGCGTTCAGAAATAACCTCGTCTCCTTCAAGGGATACTATAAGACTTTTATATTCCGCAAGAGAGCGTCCAGCACCGTTACGCTGTGCAGTACCCATTTTGCCGTCTGGGTCTGCTGAAGGAAGAGCCCACTCGCCTTCAGACGAATCTGGGAATTCTCTATATACATAAAGGCTACCGTCCGCAGATGCCCTAATCCAGAGCATAAACCAGTTTCTTGCTCCAGCAGGGTCAACAACCATATAGTTTGTTCCTTCAGTTGGAATGTTATCTGCTTTGACGATGTTGATTTCTGGATTGAATCTAGGGAATTGACTTCCGCTGATGTTGTCAGCCCATCCATAGGCTCTGATTTTGATTTCATAAGGTTTCTTCCCCAAGAGCGTCTTCTTTAATTGCTCAAATGGATTGTAAGGATTTAATTGACTGTGAAACCACATAACCCCTGCGGGACGGATGTAGGACTTAGCCTTATATGGCATTGTACCCTTTGGGCAACCCATAACATTAATGTTGTCTGGCAAAAGCGGTGACTCTTTATGCTCTATAATTTTAGCACCACTTACATATTCTTTAACAACTGAACTGTATCCTGTGATTGGAGTAAATGTGATAATCAACTTACCACTTCTAGTGACAATACGATAGCGTAGCGTTTCAATCCAGTCTAACGGCACAAGTTCATCGCACCAGATAAGGTCAACCTCGCCACCCTCAATGACATCACGCTTCTGAGCGTAATTCATAAAAATGCATTGGCTTTTATTTGGAAGAATAAATGTGTTATCGCTGAACCCGTTTTTCTGTGTGTACGATACATTCTGAATCTTGTTTTTTCGTAGTTCCTTGAACTCGCTTGGCAGGTACTTGTGGATAATCGGCTGTTGCATCTGGATACTTGACTGATTTGTCGTGTGCAAGCACCATACCCTAGCGTTCTCCATATTGCATAGCGTCTGGACTACACGCTTTGCCGCCCATTCAGTTTTAGAGGCACGATTGCCACCTAGAACTAGAATCTCATTGTTTTCCTTAATAATATCATCGGCTTCCTTCCAATGCGGAAGGTCAAAACCGTGACGATAAGGGTCTACTTTTTCTGCTAGGATTTTATCCTCACGCAGATTTAATATATCTAGCGTTCTTTCCTCACCAACTTTTTCAATCAATCTCTTGATATCGTCTTTACTTGGCGTTATTAGAATTGGATGCGGTGTCGGTGAGAAAGCCATATTAAATCTTTAAAAGGAATCTCATCCTCAAAATCATATTCGTCATCTGGGTCGGTCACTTTAATATTTGCCGTTAAATCTAGGGTGACGCACAACGCACCAGCGATTGCCATCCCATCTGACATCAACAGGCATTCCGATGTGGAACTTGCTGGAGTCTTTGCATAGGACATTGCAGTTCTGTCCATCAATCAAAGCACCAAGCACTTTAGGGTTCTTGAACTTAGCGTAGACCGTTCCTCGCTTCTTTTCTGGAGGATGGATAACTTCTGGTTCCTTGAACCCGATGTTGTTTTTAATCTTATCAACCCCAGTATCTGTCCATTCAACCTCCCACAAATGCTTAGGCTTGCGGGACTCGACCTTACTCCAGTCTTCTCCCTCAATGTATGAGGCACGGAATTCCTTCAAGATTTCTCTGGTCAGACCTAATGCAATAGAAAGTTCTTTTTCTTTCATTCGACACATTTCCATTAATGTGTTGATTTTGTCAAACTAAATCGACACATCGAAATGCAATTTTTTTACAAGTAGGGATGGAGGGAATCGAACCCTCGACTTAGCCCTTATAAAGAGCCCACTCTAACCGCTGAGTTACACCCCCATAGTAAAGATACGGCAAGCGGGGGTCGAACCCGCAACATCCAGTTTGGAAAACTGACACTCTGCCAATTGAGTTACTGCCGTGAAAGTGCGGAAAGTAGGACTTGAACCTACAAGCCTTTCGGCAACCGATTTTAAGTCGGTCGTGTATACCATTTCACCAGTTCCGCTAAAGTATGGGACTGGCTGGACTTGAACCAGCAACAAACGACTTAAAAGGTCGCTACTCTAACCATTGAGTTACAATCCCGAAAGAACCCCGACAGGGATTTGAACCCCGACAAGGAGTACCAAAAACTCCTGTGCTACCGTTACACCATCGGGGTAAAAGGACGCATAAGAGGAATTTTAACCTCTTTCCTCCGATGAACGGAATTCAACTTAAACTAATGCGTCAAAATCGACCCTCTAGGAATCGAACCTAGATGACCCGCTTAGAAGGCGGGTGTTCTATCCGTTGAACTAAGGGTCGTAAAGCAGAGGGTACAGGATTTGAACCTGTGGGAGTTTAACCTCCTTCTGTTTTCAAGACAGATGCAATAAGCCTCTCTGCCAACCCTCTAAAGAGAGGGTGTGTGGGATTGGTTACCGCACAGTCGATAGAAACAGGGATATCTTGGTACTTACGGGTTTATACTATGAACCTATATATGCCTTCTACACGCCTACCAGTAAAGGTAGCACCCAAATGGAGCCTTG